TTAAGGAAAGAACCGTGGCAGCTCCAAATTTATTGGCCGCAACGACGGCAACCGGCACTACTACTTATTTCACACCGTCTGGAACGTCAGCGGTTGTGTTGCTTCCTAACGCGGCATCGTCTAATCAAGTCTTCAAGATTAACCAGATTGTTGCTACAAACGTCAACGGCGCATCTGCTGTAAACGCCACGGTCAGCATTTACACCAACGGCGCTGTAGCACAGGGTGGCTCCCCTGCAGGCGGCACGGCATTTCCGATTGCTTCGACCATCTCGGTCCCGGCAAACGCTGCGCTGATTGTAGTGGACAAGACTACGCAGATTTACCTGCAAGAAGGCACATCAATCACGGTGACTTCGGGCACAGCAAGCGGAATTACTTATAGCATCAGCTACGAAGTGATTTCATAAATGTCCATGCGCTACAAAGGCGGGGTCATATCGGCCACGCCACCAACCACATCGACCAGTGCAGCCACGGGCGTATGGACCCTTGTTCAGCAGATGCAAGCACAGGCGGCTGGGAATTGGCCTACTACTTATTGGATTGGGTTGTTATCCAGCATAAATAATGATCTTGGACAAAGTGTTGCAGTAGACTCCTCTGGCAGTATTTATTTATGTGGGTTTTCAAATTCGGGCGGCTCTAATAATTTTCAAATAGCCAAGTACAATACTTCTGGTGCTATTCAGTGGCAACGAAATTTGGGCACCAGTTTAGATGCTGATTATGGCTATTCAATTGCCCTAGATTCCTCTGGCAATGTCTATATTTGCGGGGAATCAAACCAAAGTGGAACTTACGATTTTCGAGTAGCTAAGTACGACACCTCTGGAACTATTCAATGGCAAAAAAGGTTAGGCGGCAGTGGATCTGATGCTGCCTATTCTGTTGCGGTAGATTCTTCTGGTAATGTTTATGTTTGTGGAACTTCAGACTCAAGCAGCACTTATCGTTTTCAGATAGCTAAGTACAACACATCTGGGGCTATTCAATGGCAAAGAAGTCTAGGTGGTAGCGGAAATGATTTCGGCTATTCTGTTGCGGTAGATTCTTCTAGCAATGTTTATGTATGTGGATATTCATTAGTAGGTAGCTACTATGATTTTCAAATAGCCAAATACGATACTTCTGGTGCAATTCAATGGCAAAGAAGATTAGGTAGTAGCAGCGGACAAGATTATGGCTATTCAATTGCAGTAGATTCTTCTGGAAATGTTTATGTTTGTGGGACTTCAGTAGTAGGCAGCTCTTTTGATTTTCAAATAGCCAAATATAATACTTCTGGAACCATTCAATGGCAAAGACGCTTGGGCGATGGTGGCAGTGGTGAAGAAAAAGGTTATTCGGTTACAGTAGATTCCTCTGGCAATGTCTATGTTTGCGGTTATTCAAACGCAAGTGGTTCTGATGATTTCCAAATTGTTAAGTACAACACTTCTGGAACTATTCAATGGCAAAGACGTTTGGGTAGCAGTGCAAGTGATATTGGAAAATCAATCGCTGTAGATTCTTTTGGCAATGTTTATGTTTGCGGGTATTCATTAGTAGGCAGCCCGAGTAAATATCGGTTTCTTTTTGCAAAACTCCCCGGCGATGGTTCTTTGACTGGAACGTATACGGTTGGCGGTTTCTCGTTTACTTATGCAGCTTCTTCTTTAACAGACGCTGCTACTTCACTTACTGATGCAGCCTCTTCTTTAACAGACGCAGTAACTACTCTTACTGATGCAGTATCCACATTTACTAGCGCCACATCGTCTCTAACCTCTTCAGTGACTGCACTATGAGTTCATACATCAAACTATCGACGCTTGAATTCCCCCGCCACATTGGGGATATTGAGATTGACCCAGCGGGTATGGCTGACTACGCTCATGTTGAGTGGGTCGATAGGCCGGAGTTTGACCCAAAGACACAGCGTTGTGTAGCAGGACCGCCGCAGCAGACTGACGGCATTTGGTACTGGACATGGACGGTGCGCGACGCTACCCCAGAAGAGATTGAATTGGCTAATCGCCCGTTTGACCCACGCGACCCGTTCCGCCGGATAACCAATGTCTAAACGCTACCCCGGTGGGTTTGTCACTAAGGCCCCCGTAGTTCCTACAACATCTGCCGCCTCTGGTGTGTGGACGCTTGACCAAGCGATAACTTATATCCAAGCTGGAACATGGCCCCTTGCTCCTACATACTGGATTGGGACATTAGCTAGCATTGGAAATGATCTTGGCACTTCCGTTGCGGTAGATTCCTCTGGCAATGTTTATATATGCGGGTACACATTAATCTCAGGCCCCTATCGTTGGCAAATAGCCAAGTACAATGCTTTTGGTGTTATTCAGTGGCAAAGAAGTCTAGGGGGAGTTGGTGGAATTGATCTTTGCTTTGAGATTGCCGTAGACTCTTCTAGTAATGTTTATGTTTTTGGTTATTCAAACGCCAGCGGCACTAATGATTTTCAAGTAGCCAAATATAACACTTCTGGAACTATTCAATGGCAACGACGTTTAGGTAATGGCTCAAGTGAACTTGGCGATTCCGTTGCAGTAGATTCATCTGGCAATGTTTATGTTTGCGGTCGGTCAAATTCAAGTGGAACTGATGATTTCCAAATAGCCAAATATAACACCTCTGGAACTATTCAGTGGCAACGAAAATTAGGTGGAAGCGGAGTTGATGTTGGCAATTCAATCGCAGTAGATTCTTCTAATAATGTTTATGTTTGCGGGTCATCAAACGCAAGCGGCAGTTATTATTTTCAAATAGCCAAGTATGATACTTCGGGCGCTATTCAATGGCAACGAGGGTTAGGTGGCAGTGGAACTAATTTTGGCCGATCAGTTGCGGTAGATTCTTCTGGAAATGTTTATGTTTGCGGTTATTCAACCGCAAGCGGCACTGGTGATTTTCAAATAGCAAAATACAACACCTCTGGAGCTATTCAATGGCAACTGCGCTTGGGTAGTGCTTCTGAGGAGGGTAGGTCAGTTGCTGTAGATTCCTTTGGTAATGTTTATGTTTGCGGTAATTCAAACGCAAGCGGTAGCATTAATGATTTACAAATAGCCAAGTACAATACATCTGGCACTATCCAGTGGCAAAGAAGGTTAGGTAGCGGGGCAGGGACAAGCACTACTGGCAATTCAATTACCGTAGATTCCCTTGGTATTGTGTATGTTTGTGGGCAATCCACTTCCACTGAGTTTCTTTTTGCAAAACTCCCCGGCGACGGCTCTTTAACTGGTACTTACACTGTTGGTGGTACTTCGTTTACTTATGCCGCATCTTCTCTTACCGACGCGGCATCTTCTCTTACTGATGTTTCAACTTCTCTTACCGACGCGGCAACTACTCTTACTGACGCGGCATCCAGCCTCCCCGACGCAACAACATCTTTAACTTCTTCAGTTACCACGATCTCATAAGTCATGATGTTCTGCGCCGTCTGCCGTGGGGAGTTTCTCCGAAAAGATCTTATTGTCCACGGACGCAAGGACTACTTTCTTTGTAGCGCGTGCAAATCAGATGTAAATCGTCTCGACCGTTTTGGGCTATCACCGTCAGATTATGACTTCCTGTTAAAACTTCAGGGATATAATTGCGCTATCTGTCAAAAACCACTCAAACTTAAGCAGTATAAGTTTGCGGTAGATCACTGTCACGACTCGGATGATGTTCGTGGGATATTGTGTGTACGCTGTAACACGGCGCTAGGTAGCTTTGACGATGACCCGGACATGATCCTGCGAGCCGCAGAATACTTGAACAGCCCGCCAGCCTTGGGTCGAGTCAAAAAACATGACGGGAGAAAAAAGGTAACATTCCTTCGAGACGAATACACCAGGAGGCACGGAAATGGAAATAGCTGAACTTTTCCTGAAAGCATGGCCCGTGCTGCTTGGTATTGTGACGCTCATTATTGTGCTGTCTAAGCTTGATTTGCGGGTTGCCGTGCTTGAGGAGAAGGTAAAAACGGCTTTTGAGATCATCAACAAGATGAAGGACAAACAATGAGCGAAAAACTTGAGGCCAAAAGTCAGCTTATCGAGAAGACCGCCTTTGCCGTGCTGCCGATTTTGTTCACGTGCGTGGTCTACCTTATGAGTGCGCTTGACAAACTGACTCATGACGTAACGGTCTTGAATGCAAAGATCAGTCTTGTAGTTACCAGCGACAACAAACAGGCCGTAAACAGCGGGGCTGAACTTGCGCGGGAAAAGCTGCGGCAAGACCTTGAGAAAGAGATTCAGCGCAACCGCGATATGATTCACGACAATCAGAAGCACATCAGCATCATCGAAGACAGAATGGCGAGGAAATAATGGCTGACTTCAATCCTGCCTTTGAGAAAATGATCCACGACGAAGGTGGATACCAACTAACTGACATTCCGGGCGACCGGGGAGGGCAAACATATGCAGGGATCGCACGAAAACCCAACCCCGACTGGGCAGGGTGGCAGCACATCGACCGTAAAGACTTTGGGTCGGCTACGCCTTTGGTCCGTGAATTCTATAAATCTCATTTTTGGGATCGTGTCCGAGGTGACGATCTTACGAACCAAGCTATTGCAGAAACCATCTTCAACTTCGGCGTCAACACCGGAACAAGTGTCGCCATCAAGCTCGCCCAACTCATCGTCGGCGTCACCCCAGACGGCGCAATCGGACCAAAAACCGTCGAACGCTTAAACATTTGTACGGCGGAAAAATTCCTGCCAGCCTACGCCCTTGCCAAAATCAGCCGGTACGCACAGATCTGTAACAAAGACAGATCTCAGTCCAAATTCCTTCTCGGCTGGATCAACCGCACTCTTGCAGGACTCAAATAATGGATTTGATTGGAATAGGGTCGATAATTGAAGGCGTGGGTAAGGTTGCCGGTGACCTCATTACCACCGATAAAGAAAAACTCCAGATGGCGCTGGAGG